ATAATAGTATGATCGATATTAAGTTTAAGTGTGATAAGGCCATTAATAAGAAGCTTCGTTTATTCGATGTAGATAAACGTAAGCTGTCATTGTTCCTTAACTACCTTGCTAATGATCTCGTACCTACTCGTAAGTATTGGGCGTATGATGTTAAGATCAAGGGCATTAATGCTCAGAGCTCATCGTACTTCTGGGGCGAGGATGAGATTGAGATAGGCTTGATATCTTTTAATTGTCAGACTAAGCAAGAGAGAAGGGAGTGGTTCCTATCGTCTATCGCTCATGAGTTTAGGCATTGGGTGCAGGCTGTATTGCAGAAGGTACCTGAGAAGAAGATTGCTTACTCAGCTAAGGATCTGCAGGAGATGAATGATAACTACCTTAAGAATCCATGTGAGCTCGAATGTCATGAATGGGAGAAGCTAATGGTTAAATTTGATGAGATGGTATAAATAATATTATGCGGGAAGAAGATAGAAAAATTACTGAATCATACCTTAACCAGTCTGCTATTGGGACAATGCAGCAGCGCAATACTAGTAATGACAAGTTTAGACCTGGTGATGATGTAGAGAATTCAAACGTTAATCAGTTCGCTGGCTTGATCGGCAGAGGTAAAGCTAATGCAGGTGGTATAATGTCAGCAGTTGATCTTGCTTCTGATAATGAAGGTGAGGTATATGGCTCTATTGATCTCAAGCATGAAGACACTATTAACACTCCTTTTAACCCGTCAATACTAATATCAGGTTATGGCCGAATGGACCTTGAAACATTAACGGCTAACATACGCAAAGATCTAGCTGATCTGTCAGAGGCACCTATCGTCACTATCACTGCTAAGGTTGCAGATTCAAATTCAGTACTTGTGCATAAGGTAAAGGCGCTTGATCAAGTTATACAGCAAATGGCTACTCCTCAATATAAGCGTAAGATTACACTTGCAAAGCGCGATTAGTAGCATATAATTGTGTATGCAACACTATCAAGGCAAGGTCCATATCGATTGGAAAGACATTGATCAATCTATAGAAGGTATTTTAAAGGAGTTACCTCAAGAGAAGTTCGATACAATTCTCGGCTTAGCGCGCGGTGGTATGATACCTGCTACGATCTTAGCTTATAAGACTAAGTGTCACAACCTACAGCAGCTTGGAGTACGTACTCGCGATGTAGATAATATTCAATACTATGGTGCACCTCAATTAGCAGGTAATGTTCTTATTGTTGATGATATTAATGATTCAGGTCTTACATTTGCATCTGTAAAGGATTACGTTCGACATCATTTCGATCATGACGAAATTAAAACAATAACATACGCATCTCTTATCAGACGATCGAGTAGTTCATTCAGTGAAGATAATACAGGTCTTGTCGCTGATAATGATTCATGGTATGTCTTCCCCTGGGACTAAATAATTGATTAAATAATTAAGTGAAAGCACGTCCATACTATTTTGAGATTAAAGACATGGTCGCGCAGTTTGTAGCTGCGTTTGACGATATCGTTATAGGTAGGTTCAATAAAGATCGAGAAGAAGAGGACCGTATTAACGTTAGGTACTTGTATGCACCTAAGCAGCGGGTAATGCATGACATTATTAACTTAAACAAAACAATCACTATACCCGCAGTAGCAGTTTCTGTAGGTAGTGTAACTAGGGACGCAACACGGGTATTTAACAAGATAGACGGCTTCTATTATGGTGCGAATGCTGAGGGCTCTAAGGCCGGTCAGATGTACTCACGTCACGTTAAAACACCTATACCTATTAATTTAGAGCTTAACGTATCCATTTTAGCACGGTATCAGACTGATGTAGACCAGATACTATCTAACTTCGTACCATTTTGTAACCCATATGTCATTATATCTTGGTATCTACCTAAAGCATTTAACATGGCCGTTGACCAGGAGATTAGATCTGAAGTACTATGGAATGGTAGTGTATCGATGAACTACCCTGTTGAGCTAACAGGTACACAAAAAGCTCGTGTTACAGCAGATACAACCTTTACTGTCAAGGGGTGGTTATTCAAAGATGAAGACCAACCAGCTGGAAATATATTTTATGTAGATCAGAACTTTGTAGCAGAGGATGTTATTACAGAGTATGAATCAATGACCGGTGCTGAAATATCAGGTAACTTGACAGAGTCATTTGAAACATCTGCTTCTCCATATGTTACAGGTCTGTTCGTTAACGGAGTTAGATTAGAAGATCCGATCGTATATGACACTACACCATCTAATGATCTCGATATTAAGCTGCAAGGCATGAGATTTAACTTACTCGATGGATTAGTATTATCAGCATCAGATACCAGCTCCTTAACAAGCGTCGATGTATTTGATCAGTTCACAAGACAAGGAGCTGTATCTGGTCAGGCTATTGACTATACAGTTAATAGTGAGAACTCTATATCTGTAACACTACCTGTATCAGATGACTTTACAGGTACCTTTGCATTTGTGCCATATAATAGTGCTGGTTGGGACACATCAGTTAACTCATACCTATCTGCAACAGCGCCAGAAGGTGAGGATGGTAGAGGCAATAAGCCAATATATATAGAATTCCTCTAGTAGGTCCTTTATAATCGTAAAAACAATATTAAATAATTAAGACTATGGCGGATAACGAAAAGAAATCATTTTTTAACTCTAACTTTATGAAAAGTGTGGCTAGTAGATTACCTTATCAGACGCCTAATGCGGAAGATCTTCTCGGTAATCTAAACCCTAAGTATCAAGAGTTTCAAACGGCAGGTGTAGGAAGGACTGAAGCATTAGCTAATCAGTCTGTATTCTATCAGAATGACTACAATACTGTCGCTGCTGGTCAGGTCAGTAAAGAAGGTAATTATGCTGAACTAGTATATGCTAATATTGAAGAGAATAAGTCAGGTAGATTACGTGACTATCGAATAATGGCATCCTTCGCTGAAATCTCCGATGCACTTGACGAGATATGTGATCAGGTTATTAACATAGATGATAACGGTGACGTTGTTAAACTAAAATTTCGTAACACAGAGCTAAAGGAAGAAGATCAGCTTCTTATTGAGAAAGAGTTTGAAAAATATATTGACTACTTCTCTTTAGAGAGAAAGGGGTTCGAATACTTTAGGCAGATGCTAGTTGAAGGTGAAGTATTCTTCGAACATATTATCCATAAAGAGTATACTAAAGAAGGTATACTTGGTATTGTACAGCTGCCGTCAGATCTTATTGACTCAGTATACGACAATATCCAGAATATGCTTATCAAGGGGTACATTCTACGGAAGCCGGTCTTCGACCTTAACAAGCCTGATAAGGTTGATAAGATGGAGTTCATCCCGATGGACACTAATCAGATAACATATGTTCATTCTGGTATATGGAACCAAGACAAGACATTTCGTCTACCATTTATTGAGAACTCTAGAAGAGCGTATAGACAGTTATCACTTGTTGAAGATAGTATTGTAATCTATCGCTTAGTAAGAGCGCCTGAGAGACTAGTATTCAACGTCGATGTTGGTAACATGGCGCCTCCAAAAGCAGAAGCATATCTTAGAAAGCTTATTCAGCAATATTGGTCAAAGAAAACATTTGATGTTAACCAAGAAGGAGCAGTTCAGAAGTTTAACCCACAGTCAATGCTTGATTCATTCTGGTTCGCTAAGAGAGCTGGTTCAGACGGTACCTCCGTTACACAGCTACCAGGTGGCGCTAACTTAGGTGAGTTAGCGGATCTAATGTACTTTGTTAATAAGCTTTATAAGTCATTAAAAGTACCTACGAATAGACTCAATCCTGAATCTGGCGTTTCAGATGGTAATGAAATACTACGCGACGAACTTAAGTTCGCTAAGTTTATTATTAGATTGCAGCAGCAATTTGCGACTGGCCTTAAGAATGGCTTCTTAACACATCTCGATCTAAAGGGTACTAAAGAGAAGTATGGTATTAAAGAGCAGAATATACATCTGGAATTTAACGTACCTACAAACTTCTTTGAATTAAGAGAGAATCAGAAGCTTGAGCTGAAGGCTACTAACTACAATAACTTAGTAAGTAACGAATTCATCTCTGCCACATACGGTCAGAAGAAGTATCTTGGCTGGAATGAGAATGATATCAAGGCTAATAGAGAAATGCTACGTAAGGACGCTGAGTTTCAGTGGGAGTTACAGCAGATAGCTGGTGGTGGTCCGAACTGGAAGGATGATCTACAGGCTGCGGGTGATGAGATGGGTGCTGGTGTACCTGGCCTCGGCGGTGGTACACCACCAGGAGTTGCTCCTGATTTCGGCGGCACACCAGCTGATACAGGTGCTGAGCCTGAAGCTGCAGCTGAACCTGAGGCACCGGCTGAGGGTGGTGGTGATGCTGGTCCAGCAGAGCCTGCTATTTAAATAAGGTAGAGTATTATCACGAGTTGCCATATATTTACATGCGTAACGCGTGTAATGTCCATGTATATAACTAAATATTATTAATGGCAAAGTGTGACATAAAACCGGTTTCAGCATTTCAGAGTACAAATCTTAGCAGTAAGATCGATACTTTTAATGAACTGAGTGATAGAATTCTCAATACATTAGGGTATCCCTTCATTAATATAGAGATTCATCGTGATAGTCTATACACTAATATTCAGATCGCTGTTGAGATGTTTACTAAGTTCGCTGGGTATACACAAGAGTATCTTTTATTTGATAGTGATTTGTATGTCTTAAACCAAGGTATCAAATTAGATCACCTTTTTACAATTAACACAAAAGGTACTTTCGGTCAAGAGTATTTAGATGGTGTAAAGTCTCCAGATTTTACTAATAGGATTGAGAATAGCCCTACTAACGCTACATATATTGCAGCATCAGCTATATCATCAACCGAATTCACTACTAGTAGTGCACTATCGACAGTATTTACTGAAGGTAATAACTTATCTGCAAATGATGTTATTGACGGTACTATATACGATAAGATTATTGAAGACTTACCATCCCTTAGTAGTTCATTTATAGTACAACCTGTTAAGTCCTTTAGCATATTAGGTTCTGCGTCAGGAGCTGATTCCCCTAATGCTGATACATCATATTTTAATAGCTATGATTACGATGTAATGGATTATAGAAAGGTTATAGCTGTACAGGACTTTGAGGAAGGTTCATCATCAGGAGTGAATCAACTATTTACTATTGAACAGACAATGGCTCAGCAAACATACTTCAGTTATGCTATGGGTAGTTATGGATTCGATTTGATTAGTTGGTATGTTCTTAAGGACTGGATGGAGATGCGAGAGAAGCTTCTCGCTACAAAACGTAGTTATACATTCGATGACCGTACTCAGATGTTAAGAATGTATCCTCAGCCTAGATCTGGTGGCGGGTCAGCTAGCAGATTTTACGGGGTTGTAATGTGTTCAGTTGAGAGACCTGTAAGAGATGTGATTAAAGAGCACTGGGTATATCAATACTCGCTTGCGTTAACTAAAATTACAGTCGCTAATATTCGAGGCAAGTATGGTACAGTAACTTTATTCGGCGGAGGTAGTTTAAACTCTTCTGATCTTATGACACAAGGATTGGCAGAAAAAGCTAGCCTAGAGTCTATGTTATATGAAGGTGCACCTGGCTTAGGTGATAACGAACCTCCTATGTTCTTTGTAGGTTAATGAGTAATGAAGCAGGCTACAACTACCTAGATACCTCTTATACAGGTACTAGCGCAGCTTATCTATCTGGTATAGGTGATAATGACCCTTATAATGTCTTTAGAATTATTGGCGATAGTGATAGAGGCGTCGCAAAGTCTACTGCTGCAGGTGAGACTGGGCCGTTTATCTAGAGGATGAAAAAGAATAAAAAATACAGGCAAGGTATATATAAACCTATTAATAGGAAGAAATATGCAGGTGGTTCTGATCCTGTATATAGATCAAGTTGGGAGTTAAAATTCTGTAAATGGGCTGATTCTAATAGCAGAGTACTTAGATGGGGAAGCGAAAGTATCATTATACCTTACGTTAGCCCATTAGATGGTAAGGTGCATAGATATTTTGTTGATAACTTTATAGTGTTTCTTAATAGAGATAATAAGCCTACTAAGTATCTTATTGAAATAAAGCCTAGCAAATCCGTATCTAAACCATCTACTCACGGTAACAAAAAGAAGACAACGTTGATATACGAGCAGCGAACATGGGTAGTAAATCAAGCTAAGTGGGATGCAGCTAAACGATGGTCAGATCAAAAAGGCTTTGAATTCCTCATTTTAACTGAGAAAGAATTGGGTATACGTTAAGTCTACTATAAATTTAACATTTAGTGTAGAAAAGTTGTACGTTCACTATAAATAATTGGTATATATGGGATTAAATCTAATAGTCGAAACACCAGCTCCTCGTGAGTCCTTCGAATATGTCGTTGAGGAAGGTTCAACCAAAGGTAAGCAGAACCTCTTTATTAAAGGCCCTTATATGATGGCTGAAGACGTCAACCGTAATAAGCGTATATACTCTCTCGATGAGATGAAAGACGAAGTAACACGGTATGAAGAAGAGATGGTCAAGCCAGGTAGAGCGATGGGAGAGCTTAACCACCCATCAACTGCTGATGTTGATTTAGAAAGAGCGTGCCACATTGTAACAGAGATGTCACGTGACGGTAACGTATTCTACGGTAAGAGTAAAGTACTTTCAACACCAACGGGCTTAATTGTAAGAAGCCTTATTAATGACGGTGTAAGAGTCGGTATGAGCTCTAGAGCCTTAGGTCAGCTAATACCTGAAAATAATCAAGCCGGTATTAACCGCGTTAAGGACTTTAAACTGGTAGCAATCGACTGTGTTGCTGATCCATCCTTTCCAAAAGCTTTTGTTAATGGTATTCTTGAAAGCAAGCAATATGTACTTAACCAGTATGGTCAGTTTGAAGAAGATTACGATAATTTCGAAAAGACTATCGCGACTATGCCCCTTAAGAACACAGATGCGTTTTTAAGAGAGAATATGCTAAAATTTATTAAAGGTCTATAAACTACCATGAGCCAACCAAATATTAAAAAAGAGATCGTTAAGTTCATTGACAAAGTCATCAATAAGGACTATAAAGACGCTAATTCTCATTTAAATAAGGCAATTAGCGGGAAAATTAAGACTAAAATGATAAATAATAATACAACAATCTTTTAACCTATGCAAAACATTTCCGACATTTTAAGAGAAGCAACAAACGGTCAAATCGACGACGTCGTCTTAACCGATATTGAAAATGCATTCAGTTCCCGCTTAGAAGAAAAAGCTAAGCTACACGTTGATAAAGCCCTGCTTGAGCAGGACGAGCTTTACTCAGCTAAACTCGAGCAACTCTTAGAAGCTATTGACGCAGATCATTCTGCTAAATTAGATAAAGTTGTTAAAGCTATCGATAAGGATAGAGTATCAAAGCTTAAAGCTGTTGTTACAAAGTATGAAAATACCTTAAACGAAGATGCCGAAGTATTTAAAGCCGAATTGGTTGAGTCCATTTCCGAATACCTCGATGCATTTTTAGAAGAATCTGTACCGGCTGCTGAAATTAAAGAAGCAGTTAAGAACAAGAAAGCAATCACTGTACTAGAGGGCTTACGTAAGCACCTAGCAGTAGATAGCGCTCTTGAGAAGCAAAGCATCAAAGATGCTGTTTCTGACGGTAAAAACCAAATTAATGAAGCCACTGTAAGGCTTGAGTCTGCACTTCAAGAGAAAGATGCTGTAATAGAAGAACTTAATAGTATTAAGTCAAATCTTCTTATTGAACAGAAAACATCCGGTCTCGACGAAAGAACAAGTAAGTTTGTTAAGAAGATGCTCGATGGTAAGTCGTATGACTATATCACTGAGAACTTTGACTACACGCTGAAGTTATTCGGTAAAAAAGAAGAGAGCAGGCTTGAGAGCCTAAAAACAGAAGCTTTGAAGGATACTTCTAAGTCAGATGTACTCCAGGAGAACGTAGTTGTTGAATCAACTGCTCCTGCTAGTCCGTACATGGCTGAACTTAGTAAGTACTAATTCTTTCTCCTGTAGATGTATCTCATGAGTTACCTGGCTTGTATGCTTAATACACGCCTTGGGGTCGAAACAAAAATTTTATATACATTATGTATATAATTTAACGAAAGGAAATAAAAACTATTATGAATTCAATCCGCCCATCACAGGCTTATATTGACGAATCTAGAGCAGCTTCCCTCTTAGAAAAATGGGCTCCAGTATTGGACTATTCTTCTAAGTCAGTTGCACCCATCGAAGACAGTCACACTCGTCTGAACACCGCTATGCTTTTGGAAAACCAAGAGGCATGGTGCATTCAGGAAAGTGGACCTAACTACGCACCAACCACCGGTAACGTTGCTGGTGCAGGTGGTTCCATCGGAACCGGACAGACCACTGGTCGTTCTGCGTTTGGTACCCCTGGTACCGACGAGTACGCTCAAGGTGACTTCCGTCTCCCGAAGATCTTGATTCCAATGATTAGACGAACTTTCCCCGAGTTAATCACTAACGAGATTGTTGGTGTGCAGCCAATGGCTGGTCCAGTCGGACTCGCATTTGCTCTTCGCTATCGCTATTCAGGGGAAACCCTCGGTACTGGTATCGACGGCAAAGCCGACAGCCCAGTCGCAGGTGGTAATGCGCCTGCTAACCAGGCTGGTATCCTAGCGGATGCCGCTGGCAAAGAGGCAGGTTACAACTACTTGCAAACTGCATACACTGGTACATCCGCTGCGTATCTTTCTGGTACAGGTTCTTCTGACTATAACGTCGATAACCTTATTTCAGAGAGAGACAGGGGTGTAGCTGCTATTCTCAAGAACTTCGAAGTAACTGGAAACATTCCATCCTTTGAAGTATCCTTCGAGAAGACAGCAGTAGAAGCTGGAACTAGACGCCTTGGAGCGCGCTGGTCAGTTGAACTTGAACAGGACCTTAAAAACATGAATGGTATCGATATCGATACTGAATTAACGAACGCTATGTCGTACGAAATTCAGGCCGAGATCGACCGTGAAATGTTGGTCCGTATGATTCAGGTTTCTCTGGACGCGGGTGAAGGTGCTGGTTACTCCATCTGGAGTCCTGCTTCCGCCGACGGTCGTTGGTTAGTAGAACGTAATCGTGATTTCTATCAAAGATTAATCATCGAAGCGAACCGCATTGCTGTACGTAACCGTCGTGGCGCTGCAAACTTTATTGTTGCAACACCACGCGTATGCGCTATCCTTGAGATGCTCCCTGAATTCCAGTGGGCACCTGTACAAGGTAACGTAAACACACAGCCTGTCGGAGTAGCTAAGATCGGTAATCTTGGTGGACGTTTCAATGTATACCGTGATACTAGAACAGATGGTAACAACATCGATGCATTAAATGCAGAGAAGCCTGAGTATGCCCTATTGGGTTACAAGGGACCTGAGTTCTATGACACTGGTATTATCTATTGTCCGTACATCCCGGTTATGGTACAACGCACCATTGGTCCTAACGAC